CACCAGCTTAACTTTTTGATTAAACATTGCCATACTATCACCAGCATATCCGTGAAGACGTGCTAGTACCAGATAGGCACACCTGAAAATGATGTTAACATAAAGGCTGTTGACCTCTGCTGTCGCCACGAAACCACTTGGTAATGAATGGGTGCACTGATAGACTCGATTTCTACACAACCGTACAGCATAAACAACATGGTACCACAAATTCCTGCGAATTGTAGTATTTCCGTCGTTGTACTGCGCATCTAAGATCTCGAAAATCTTCCACATAATCTTATCTATCAATGAACCATCGAAAAGTCGAAAGTCGCCGTCCAATACAAGGGGAGAGTTTGACAATAAATATTGAGCTAGGAAATCCCATTCCCTACTCCAAACATTCATGCCTACTGCAATCCCGTTAAATAGACGACCAATCCTCAAGTTGATGAGGGCAGTCATGAAATACATTCTAAATGCAATATTAAAATGCATGGGGCCATTGGAAATGACCCGAGTCTTTCCTGCTCTCACCTTCTCCTCCGTTCGTCGTTCGTCTTTGAGAGTGTCTACCCAAATTACCTCGAAAGGTTCATTGTTTCGACACTTGTCAATCAACTCCATGGTGTCCTGTCGTAGGGCCTTCGCTTCATCTGATTCAAAATCATAATCATCGCGGCCCATCCATTTCGTCTTTCCTCGATGTCCGTGCTTATGGGTCTCAGTCATATAAGGGTATCCCGGTGATGTAGTTCTGTTAATTGGTTGAAAGAACTCATCACCTGGGACGCCCATTATAGCCTCCTCATAGTGCAGGACTCGGTTGGCAACTTGTCCAGGTTGCTTCTGGGAGATGTTTAAGAAAACATCTCTGGTCGCTTGGTCGAGAACATCTTCGGGTACTAGCCCGCAGGGAATCCCGGCCTTCTTCGCTCCTTCAATCAGGGGGTCGTGCATCTTTCCGTCTATCATGGTAGGTCGTAACATCGCAGGTTTCGTAGTCGCTGGCGATATTTTACCATGTAGCTTGCTGGGACCAATCACTGTCTTCGTGCTTTGAGTGACTGGTACTTTGATGGTTCCAAGATGTATGAAACCTGCGTCAATGGGTTCTCCTTCTCCTTCCATGACGGAATCCAATGCCAAACCAATCTGCGCTAGTTTGGGCATGTGCTCCAAGGCTGTTTGTATAGTTTCCCAACTTACAACCTGCGCATAATTCCATCCGCTGACTGTACCGCTGACATGGATGCCAACGATCCTCCCACGTATAGCATCAGTGTTAAGTGACGCTATCTTTCCGCAGTCTCCAAACTTCGTCGGAATCTGGTATTGACAAATTGATGTCGATACCACGTCACGCTTCGTCTTCACATCCATCACGTAGTCGATGTGACTGTTCAACAACAGTTTACACTCTCCAGAGACTCTGGAGAATGAAACTCCATGCGGTCCTCGGTCAATGCCAGAGAGCGTCGCCATAACGCTACGATCTGCCATCTTCGCTAAATCAGCTTCTGTTGCAAAGTGTCCTGTAATATCTTTTCCTCTCATGAACTCCGATATCACACAGAACACCACGTCCATTCCACCTACTTCATCCTCGGAGATGGCGTGCTCAAGCTGAATTACATTCGTGAAGAGATTGCGGTAATCTCTTGTGATCATCACCTTGTCATTGTCGGTATGCCGGAACACTATCCGGTTGGGGGGATCATCTTTCATGTGCAATTGGAAGTGCGCGGGCATCATGAACACGTTACCGACAATCTGGGTAATGCAACCCATGTCGATCTCTCGCGCACTCGTCGTTCCAACTTCGTCATATTCCGCAGTAATAAGATACTGCTG